TTGATGACTCCGGAATTTCTGGAAAGTTTTAGGTATTCTCTTCTGGCTTAGTGGGCGCGGCCTCCATGGATTCCTTTAATTCTTTTCTTCTTGGAATTTATTACAATAGTAATACTGCATATACTCGTTTGTAACTGCGCCGCATTGGGGACAAAAGAGAGACTCATTTTTTGAGATGCCGCCGCAACGTAGGCACTTATATTGCTTCTGTAATCCCTCTTTTGTTTCTACCATTATGACTTTCCACATACCTTTTTCCAGTTGGGCTGTAAAAAACGCACACGCACCAAATGGTGAGACTGTGGGGTCTAGGTTTTCACACTCTTTAGGATCAAAGTTCTCTTTAAAAAATTGACATACAAATCTATGGCTACAATCCATTAAATCCACCCCTTTACCCATGCGGCACCCCAACCATCGGCCTGAATCATAATTACTTTACCTTCTTCCTTTATTTCACGTACACCTAAGTAGTGAAGCATAGATTTAAGTGGGTCAATACAAGTTTTCTCTAACTCTTGCATCTTGCCAACACATTCATTCCATTCTGAAGGAGATAATGGAGATTTAAGCTTTTCTTCTAAGGTATGATATTGATTTAAAAAATCACAGTAAAGAGTTGCCACCAACCTAATTCTTTTATCTTCATCTATATTATAATCGCTCATCTTGAACTCCTTTAGTTCTAATCTGGTTGATGTTTCCTTTTTCATAAAATTCCTTTGGCTTTATTACGCGCGCCTCATCATCCAAAATGTAAAATCTTTTTTCACCACCAATAATCACAACACCGCTATCTGCATAAACAACTATATCATACCCCGCCATATCAATAAGGTCGTAGATTTCTGTAGTTGCCATTTCATTCTGACTAAGGTCAGTTGCAATTCCTTGAAGTTTTGTAGGTTCCGCAGTTTTTAATTGATCTCTTATTCTAAAACCTTTATCTACAAGATAGATGTAGATTTTTGTTAAATAATAAACCAACTCTTCTTTGGTTTTGATTGGTTCTTCAGTATCAACCTTATCCACATCACAATCTTCAAGGTCAGCGATATCAGCAATTCTATCCAAACAACCAACTGCTTCTCTATAATCTTCTGCAAAATCTATAAGTTCTCTCTGGTCAAAAAAGTTCTTAGTATTTACTATTCCCGTAACCTTGTGCAGACAATCAAAATAATAATCAAAAACTTTTATAAGATAATATTCAAGTTCATCGTAACTCATTCCTCAATCTCCCATTCTTGATCGCCCTCTTCTTCGAAGTCGAAGTATTCGTCTCCAAAATACTTTCTGATTTCCTCTATATCTTTTTCTTCCATATTCCAAGGATCGAGTTTAATCCCTCCAAGAATTTCAGTAAGTGGGTTTAGATATGTTTCATCAACCCAGTCTGCGTGCCGCCGGTATACGCCTGCGAGTCCATCATCGCCAGCTTCTTCATAAATCTTCGCACATCCGAGATAGAACAATTTATCTCTCAAATAATCCTGCGCGACTACCCTCAAAGTATTGCAACGAGCACCATCTGAAAATTCCGCTTCAAGTGCTTTATTCAGCAAAGCTTCTTTATTAGTAACTTCTCTATTCTCCATATTCGCACCTCAGCAATTCTCTAATTTCTCTTTCTCTCAAGTAATAATTTAACTTGACGTACCAATCATTTACTTCTACGGTTTCTTCTGGAGTTAAATCATACTCCCAATACTCGTCATACTTCTTACCAAGTAACTCGCGCAGATGGTCATATCTATTAATCACAGCTCTCATTCTCTCTCTAAGTTCATTCATTTTAATCTCCTTCTTAATGATCCCACTCAGGAAAGAATTCATCAAACATAACTTCGCCATCTTTAGTTACAAACCGATACTCCATACCTAACATCCAATCAGTATAAAAACACTCCTTACCTTCACACATTATCTTATCAATGGTGAACTCTTCTCCGTAGCAATTATTAAATGCAATAAACTTTGCAGTTTCGCGGAAAAGCTCTTCTGCGGTATCGTAGTAGTTAATATACTGGGTCGGAATATCTGTTTCCCAAAAGGATTCTAACGTATAATAGGGGGTAATTCTTACTTGTTGTCTAGCCATATTTATTTTCTCTCTTTCTCATTTTCTATATATATTATAACCGAATTTTCTAGAAAAATCAAATCTCAAAATTTGGGCTTACTCTGCGGCGGCCCCATAAAATCCCATAATGAAAGCGCACCCCGTCTAGGAGCGCGCGTTCAAAGAAAAGAAAGAGATCTATGATGTCTACTCCTAAGGGAGTAATTTTAGTTGGAGCTTCTAACCAGGATCGAACTGGTGACCTCATCATTACCATTGATGCACTCTACCTACTGAGCTATAGAAGCACGCGTCCCTACATTTTGGATCCAGCATAGTATGTAGGGCACTATGGATTTTTTTGCTCTCCATTTCAGGTTTTAACTTCCTGACGGCATTTTTTCGTTTGCATACGCTGTCCTTTCGGGCGCAGAACCATTCCCACTTCGCAGTAATCGGGATTCGAACCCGAACCTTCACAACCGTCTCACGGCTGTAACGTTCTTCCGTTTAAACTATTACCACATTTAATGCGCCCGCCATAATGTGTGCACTATCATTATGGCGAACTAGAACTACTTTTAAGCCGATCTTACTGGCTGAACGGTTTTTCAAGAAACCATTTCCTTAAAACTGGTACAAGTTGCTTTCGATCCATACCTCAGCGATGTAATCCACGCGAACACTAGCGCCTATCCCGTTTCTTGGGCCGGATAGGAACCCATGGTACCCCTAGTGGGATTTGAACCCACGACCTGGCGATTAAGAGTCGTCTGCTCTAGACCAACTGAGCTACAGAGGTATATGTTGCCTCGGCCGATGTACATTCTTAAACCCGATCCGCGTCGAACGCCTTGATACTAGAGAGCCGAGGACTTGGATGCTTTTCTCTGCCTGTTTATTTTAACGAGGACTCCTGCCATCAGAAAAGCTAATCCTGTTTTGTCCTCTCGTGGGTTTGAAGAGTTTTCCTTCTCTCATTTTCTACATATATTATACTAGAAATTTAAATCTTTTTCAAACTTCAATCTCTAAGTAACTTGTTGAGAATTGCCGCCTTCTTTGGGTTCTCAGTTACCCACTTAATAGCCCATTCGGTAGCTTCCCACTCAACCCTCATATCGTAGAACTCGTTCTGAAGAGGAATGTTCCGGTTCAGATAACGGAAGTTCTCCTTGAAGTAGGCTCTCTCCTGGAGATTATCGCCCCACTTCTCCTTAATCTTGTAGTGTCCGATTTCGTGAAGCAGATGCCAGAGGTTATAACCGTACTTATCTGCTACCTTACATCTATGAACATTCATTAGGTGGCGCATAAAACCATAGTCGTTTGGATCATGGTAACCGCCTACAACTAATGCGTCCTTCTCTGCATCGTAATAAACTGGCTCAGAAGCGATCTCAATCACCGGAAGGTGCTTGTCGATCATATGAGCCGCAATCTTAAAAGTATTCATACTCGCACCTCTCTTTCTTTTCTCTTTTCTTTATGTATATATTATATATGATTTTTAAAGAAAAATCAAATTTTTAATTTTCCTTCATATCTAAGTGGCTTTTGTGGCGGCCGCCTCATCAAATTTAGTCATTGATTGGTTAATAAAAGTATATATCTGGAGCGTCGTACATTTCTCCCCAATCAAAAAGGGTATTATCATCACACGAATAAGTACGATATTCCTTTTTTGGTTTAGAAGTCTCTTTATGTTTCTTTTGTTTAGCAAGATCATATTCTTCAGCGTGTTGGCTAATGAAATCACGATATGCCTGTTTATTAAATTCTGGTTTATCATAATATTTACCAGTCACACCAAAGTGGTATTCTTGAATCATATTAAATGCCCATTGTTGACTGTTTGTTGGAGAAGTAGTTTCACTTGGCCATTCCCCAAACGGTTCTTTTTTAGTAGAAGTCAACGGACAATCAATACATCTCTTATCTGGATCACAAAACACAAGTTCCTTTCTTAAAACTGCGCATTTCAAATAGCCCTCTTCTTGATCCAAATAACTTAACCTACATTTATTACATGATTCAGGTACTTCCATACAACTAATATAAACACCCATAATTTCTACCTCAACAAGAATATCCACTAAAGTCAATAATTACATTTCTTTTATCTGGTGTAACACCATAGTTACACTCATGAAGATCATTAATATCATAGTCCTCGCAGAACTCAATCAACTCTCTAATCTCTTCAACAGTATAGTCCTGTCTAAAGATAGCCTCAAGTTTTTCTCCATCTTCAAGCTCAAAGATATCTTCTTCTACCATATTCCAGTAGTTTTCCTCTTCTCTATCACTATCACTATACCACTCATCTACATACTCTTCTAAGTAAGTATAGAAAAGTTCATTGTCTGGATCGACTCTTTCCTGAAGGAATATGTCCACACCCTGAATTGTACCCACCTTATAAGTCGCCGCAAAGAACTGTCCCAAATTCTTCTTGCACGCGACCTCATAATTCTCAGCTTCGCGCGCACAGAAGTTAGAGATGCCAGTTTCTTTAATAAAAGACTCACTAACCCCATAAGAAAGCTTAATAACCCAGTTCTCCAAGTCTTCACAAACCAGCACAAACTTAGTGGCGCCATAGTTATAACGGATACCCATATCCTTCATAATCTTTTTGCCTTCGTTTTCTGCCCACTTACCATGACCTGAATAAACCAATTCATTCTTGAGTCCTTCTGCACAAAGAGCATCAACAATATTTAAAGCGATGTTAATTTCTTTTTCGGTAGGCTTCATAATTTTCTTTCTCTTTCATTTTCTATATATATTATACACAAAATTTCAAAAAAAGTCAAAAAAGAAACGACCGCTTATATGCGGTCGCCCTATAATTCATTTTCACTCATCTTCGTATTCTACAAAAACTGCAACATGGTCTTCTATATCACTGTTATGATATCTAATATCAAAATACGCACCTCCCGGTCCCTTCTCTAACTTCAATCCGGAATAAATCCAAGGAATATCTGATACAGCGCCATCATAGATCGGTATTTCCTCATCTCTACCCCAAACCCTGATATGCTCCCAAGGCGGAAGTAACTTTTGAACTTTCTTTAACTTCATAATTTATTTCTCCTCTACATCAAGTTTAGAGTTTTCCTCTCCCTTTTCAAACAGATACTTCTGAAGAACCGCAGTGAAAGCAGAGATAAGGAGTCCATCAACAAAAATCTCTTGAGGTGACATACCTGCTTGTTCTGCGCCCTCATAATATTTATCAAGCGCTTGCGCAAAAGCCTCTTTGAAATCTTCTTGTGATATAAAAATTACATCCGTCATTTTCTAATCTCCTTTCTCTTTTTCATACTTATATTATAACCGAATTTTAAAGATTTTTCAAGTTTTTAATCGATCTCTTCAATCCAATCATAAAGGAGTGAGTAATTATCGATATCCATATCTTGGTGATAGTGGCCCATAAACCAAGTTTTAAAGTCTGCGGTTTCACTAACGATTTGATGGAAGTTGGAGAGCTTATCGTGAACTACACCTATTGGAAGTTTTCCACTATCACGAAGTTCGTTTAGTACATAGTCTGGACCACAATGGGTTATGATGTAGTCTACTTTGTTGCCGACTTTTGCAAGGTTTGCGAGACCCTCTTCGTACTCCTCATCTGATGGCATTTCACGTGCCCACCAACTTTTTCCTTCGGTGCGGTGCCACTTGTCGTGTGATTGCGCGCCTCCAAAAGTGAAGAAGGTTTTGCCGTTGATGGTGTAGACCTGACCGCGCATAAGGTGGATGATGGAATCAGAAATTTTATGGACTTTTCCGCCATTCCACATCTCAACAGGATAGGCATCAAGTGCATCATGGTTCTCATGGTTTCCATCTACAAAGAGAGTGGTCCAGTGCTTAGAGTTGTACCAGTCTTGGATATACTTATCATATTCTCCATTGTCCCAGCAACAAGCAAAGTCACCACAAACAATTACATAATCGTCCTTAGTGAGCTTTTTACCCTCGGGAAAGAACTTTGAATTGAGTTTAAAGAGATCAAGATCTCCATGAGTATCGCTAACCCGTCACATAAATATGTGACATAAGACCACCCCCTTAATTAACTAAATATTTATTAGACATTAAATCCTCTAAAGTAAATGATTTTAAAACTGTATAAGGTATTCTTACTAAAGGGATACCTTTATTTTTACAATAGTTATTTTTAGCTTCGTCTCTCTTTTTTATAACTTCTAAAGTTTCAGTATGACTCCAGACCCCGCCCTGCATACCTTCAAAATGTTGTCTACCATCATATTCTATACATCTTTTTACGTTATTATCTTCATCAAAAATAATAAAATCAAAACGTAATTTATATCCAGTCTCTTTTTCTATTTCAGGAAAACCATAATTATATAAAAACTTTATATTGGCATCAGTTAATAGTTTAGAAATTTTCTCTTCTCCTTTAGACTTAGAACATCCACAAGAAACCGCATGGTTACTCTTTAGAGCATTTTGTGTATATTCCTTTACTGATCCACACTTCATACATTCGCATAGATAATATCTTCTACGACGACCACTATCATAATAATTACGACAACCTAAGTCTTTAATAACTTTTAAGTTCCCAAAAATAGTACCAATAGCAATTTTTGCTTCTTCACTTCTTTTATTGTTGTAATCTATTAATCCCTTATGCTTCATACACCCACAAGATTTTGTGTTACCACTTCGCAAACTTGCTCCAAGAACAGGTAATTGATTACCACAATCACACTTACATAACCATTGTATTTGTTTATTTTTTCGCTCTTTAAGTTCAGAAAGAACTACCAAATACCCAAAACGCTGTCCTGTTAAATCTATTTTTTTACCCATTATTATCACCTCTATAAATAAGTGGCAATTTATATAACAGGTTACACAAATTTAATGTCCCCAGTAACAAAAATTTTCATTTATTTCGTCTTCCTCTCTTTATTTCCGCGGGCGTGCCATTCGCTTCAACCTTCTTGACGAGCGCCGCGAGTGCTTCGTTTAATTCATCAGGTAGGACTTTGTATTCGCAAGTCATACACTGGCAGTTACATTCTTTGTAGTTACATCTTAGACGTTTCTTTACAGTTTCAAGTGCGTTTTGAGTTGTCATTTACATCACCACTTTCATTTAAACAATCCTGGCAATAAATACTATTTATTTTGTAATCTCTACTCATTATATCCTGTGGCACAAACCAATCTGCTTTCGGTTCATGATAGGCATTGATTTCAGCTAATACTTTACCACATTTCTCACAACGGATAATTGCTGTATAATTACTCATTTCTCGTCACCATCCATTCTTGCGCCGCAGTTTGAACAGAAAATAGGATGATATTCATGTGTAATTTTATTACACCGACTGCATTTTAGATCACGAGTATAGCCACCAAAAGGTGTAGGCTTTACATTAACTTCTATCCACTCTCCATGCTGTCTTTTTTCATCTTTCCTATAACTTTCACACGAATGAGATTTCATAATACAAGCATCTTGGTATTTATAACAAACAACAGTATGAATACAACCTTCACAATTAGCCATCACTCATCACTCCAATCTCGCGCCACATGAAAAGCAATAATGTAATTCATCTTTATTTCCATCACACTCTTTCATAGCCATACAGAATGGACATTCGACGTATCCATCCTCTTGGAAATCAATCCATCGCCCAACGGGTCTTTCTTTTTCTACCGCTTGGATAGCACCTTCCAGGGCTTCATATACTTCTGCCATCGAATAATATCTGTCTATGAATCGAGATGGCAATCTATTTAAAATTTCAATTTTCTTTTCCTTATCCATATAATTTCCCTTCTTTCCTTTTCATATATATATTATACCCGAATTTCCAAAAAAATTCAAATTTAAAAAGCCCGCTTTCAGGGCGGGCCTTCGATCAAAATTAACGATCCTTATTTATTAACATACTCAAGATACTCATTCATATCTTTCCATTCTTGTGTTTCAATAAAATCCTCAACCACCAGCGCGCGAGGTCTACCACTACCAAGTTGTCCGATCCAATACTTATAGCCGGCCGCATCTGGTAAGCGCTGGAAGAACACATCATAAAGGATCTTTACAAACTCATCATCACTTACATTACGAGCCGCGAGTTCCGGCGAGTTAAGGAAGAAAGTAACTACATCCGTAGGAGTGGTTCCTTTGGACTTGAGTGTACTTACCCAGTAGTCGAGTCCGCCACTATCTGCCTGTCTGCCAAAGACTGCGATATAAAGTGATTCTACCCAGATCTGAATTGTGATATATGTCCACCATGGGCACTTACCCCATTCAGTCCATGGAGTATCGTCTGTAGGTACGGTTCCGTATTTGTGGCCCTTACACTCAATTACAACTTTCTTTCCCTTTACCTTGCCGAGATAAATACCTACATGACCTTTCTTGTGAACGATGAGACCAGGAAGATCTGGCATAGATTCATAAGGGCCGCGCTCTGTACAAAGTTTAATGAAGTCATCTGCGGATACGTCATATTTTGAATTATAAACCGGATCTGCATCGAAGTCATTATTGGTATTGAACTGATAGCCTTTTACTGCAAGTCCAATACAGTCAAATACTCGCTGGCCATACTGAGATGTGAAGGACTCAACTGTCCACTTCTGCGGAGGGTATTGAGTTGGATATTGACCTTTCTTTTCTTTGTAGAGTTCTGGTGTGGCCATTTGTCCAAATGTGCCGTACCAGTATGGCGCCATAAGTGCTAGGAAGTGTCTAGCGAATTGAAGCGCCTGGAAATTGTTTTTTACGATCATAGATATACCTCCTTAAAATAAAAACTTTACATTAAGTTTTTGCATTTCTTCTTTAAAGTTTTTTAGAAAGAAATAACTAATTCTGGTTTGATTAAGTGCTATTTTGGACTGAACATTCCAAGGATGTTCTACTCCTTCTTGATCTTTCATTGTAGGGTATTCAATTTCTTCTGGGTGGTCAATTTTAACAGTTATTAACTTATCTATATTTTCTTTAGAATAATCTTTAAATGCTTTATAGAGTAAATTAAAGTAGAAAGATAGTGGAATATAAATACCATTTAGGTACATTAAATGTATACTAGTTAAGTTACCTTGTTCTTCA